CCAGCAAGACTAAATCACCCTCAAACAAGTGGAAAAAAGGGAGCTAGCTATGCCAAATGTAGGTGGAAAGAAGTATCCGTACACGAAAGCAGGACGCGCAGCGGCAGCTAAGGCCAAGGCAAAGGCTAAGCCCAAAGCCAAGGCCAAGCGCAGGAGCTACTGAACCAATGGCCCGAAAAGATGAGCCGAAATGGAAGCGCATCGTTGCATCAGTAAAAGCTGGTTCTAAAGGCGGGAAGCCGGGGCAGTGGAGCGCTAGGAAGGCGCAACTGGCTACGCAGCGGTATAAAAAATCCGGTGGGGGTTATACAGGCCCCAAGACAGAAGCTCAGAAGTCTCTTTCAAAGTGGACAAAAGAGAAGTGGGGCACTAAGAGCGGGAAGAACAGCACCCAGGGCAGCAAGGCTACCGGCGAGCGGTACTTACCGAAAAAAGCCCGTGAGTCTCTAAGTAAGAAAGAATACGCCGCTACGTCCCGTAAGAAGCGTGCTGACACCGCCAAAGGGAAGCAGTTTTCTTCTCAGCCGAAGAAGATTGCAAAGAAAACATCTCGACACAGGTGAGGTCATGGCTAACACGCGTAACTACAAAAAAGAGTATGAGTATCACAAGACAGACGCGGAGAAGAAGCGTCGTGCCGCCCGCAACAAAGCGCGCCGAGCTGCTTTAGCAAAAGGAAAGGTTAAAAAAGGTGACAAGAAAGACGTGCATCATAAAGATGGTAATCCACGAAACAACAAAAGCAGCAACACCACTGTTGTAAGCAGGAAGAAGAATCGTGGTAGTTACAGGGTATAAATGGCTTGCTTCATATTATTACCCACGCTAATATACATGATAGGTTCGTCCATCAGAACGATATCTGATCGTGTCGGTCACGCTAAAAACGTCTTCGCCTGCACAGGCGTAAAACAAGCCGAGGTCGCCCCTCGTTAATAAGCGCTAGTTCGTCGCTCCACGATACGGAGATACGGATTAGCCGCTCCTTTAAGTCGGCTAAAAACGGTGGCGCTGTGCCATCAACTTTTATCTATGCACTAAAGGAGCCAAAAAATGGCTAATACTAACTTTGGAACACTCTCGGGTGACCAGCTTCAGGCGTGGTCCCGTGATTTTTGGCGCGTTGCTCGTAACGCTTCTTTCATTAACCAGTTCGCTGGTACTGGTCAGAACGCTGCTGTTCAGCGGATTACTGAGCTTACCAAGTCGGAGAAAGGCACCAAGGCTAACTTGACGCTGCTCGCTGACATGACTGGAGACGGTATCACTGGTGACAATACTCTGGAAGGTAACGAAGAAGCCCTCCGCGCGTATGACATCACCATTGAGCTGGATCAGTTGCGCTTCGCGAACCGTATTGCTGGCCGAGTTGCCGATCAGAAGACGATCGTTAACTTCCGTGAGACTTCACGCGACATGTTGGCATATGCCATGGCTGACCGTATGGACCAGCTGGCGTTCTTGACGTTGTCAGGTATTGCTTATACGTCGAAGACTAACGGCGGATTGCGAACTACTTCCGGTACTGCTGGACACGAGCTGGTAGACCTGGAGTTTGCTTCAGATGTCTCTGCTCCTACCACCAACCGGCACCGACGCATCAGCGGTTCAAACCTTCTAGCTGGTGACACGACTGCAATCACAGCTACGGACAAGCTTGCTTATAGCCACATTGTGAATCTGAAGGCATACGCCAAGGATAACTTTATTCGTGGTATGCGAGCTGCGGGTAACCAAGAGGTGTTCCACCTGTTTGTTACTCCACAGCAGATGGCTAGTCTGAAGCTGGACTCAGACTTCCTAGCTAACGTCCGTAACGCAGGTGTTCGTGGACCCAACAACGAGTTGTTTGCTGGTTCCTCTAGCCTGATGGTTGATGGCGTCATGGTCCATGAGTTCCGACACGTCTTTTCAACCGAAGGCGCAACGTCCGGTGCTTCTAGCAACGCTGGTGCAGCTGGCTACAAGTGGGGCGCGGACGCAAACATCGACGGAGCACGAGCCCTGTTTGTCGGCGCTCAAGCACTGGCTATGGCTGACATTGGTCTGCCCGATATCGTAGAAGATACCTTTGACTACGGTAACCAGCTGGGTATTTCGGTAGGCAAGATCTTCGGTCTTCGCAAGCCTAAGTACAACAGCGACGTAAACGGCGGCGTAGAAGACTTTGGAGTCATCTGCCTCGATACCGCTCAGTAATAATGATCGCCCCCTTCGGGGGGCTTTTTTAAGGATAGCTATATGAATCCTGGTACTAGACGCAGACAAAGAAGAGCAGCTACTCGTTCTAAGGCGAGGGTTGAACCAAGATCACCCAAGAGGTACTCCAGCGGAATTGCAAAAGCTGCTGCTAGCTCTGGAAGTGCAAATACAAAGACTAATCGTAACTACGATGCATCACCGGCACCCGAAACAAAAGGGGGCAAGCGTAATCCTAGGGCTGTCGCGCAAAGCAAGTCACAAGATGTTACGGGCGGCGTGAAGACCAAGGCTGGCACTTATAAGACGTTTAGAAAAGATTCCACAGCGGCGAAGGACTTTAGATCTGCTTTCGCAGCCGCAAGAAAAAAGGGCTACAAGACTTTTACTTGGAACGGCAAAAAATACACCACTAAGACTAAATAGGATTTTTCATGAAGATTATTTGCAAGGAGCCTCTCAGAGTCGCCACTCTGTCTGGGGCCGTAGTGCTATTCGAAGCTGGCGTACCTCGTGAAGTAGGCGAGGAAATCGGGAAAGCAGCATTGGTTATGGGCGCGGACATCGTGTCGGACTCATTAAAAGAAACGCCGGTAGCTGCACCGGAAGAAGAGACCGGGGCCGAGAAGACGTTGGCTCAAGTTATGGAAGATATTATCGAGGCGGCGAACCCTGGTGATTTCAAAGCAGATGGAACGCCAAAAGCTACCGTCGTAAACAAGTATGCAGGGCGTTCTGTCACTACGACAGAACGTGAAGAGGCTTGGGAGCAAGCTCTTAACTCTTAAAGCGAAGGGTCTATATGAGTGTCACAGTAGCAAGCGTTATAGACAGAGTGCAATCGGTGATACAGGACGCCAGTGGCATTCGATGGCCCGAGGCTGAGTTAATACTGTGGGTTAATGACGCGCAGCGTGAAATTGCGCTGATTAAACCTGACTCTACTGCTACTAACACCACCGTCACACTTGCCACTGGTACTAAGCAGGACATTCCTAGCTCAGGCAATCGGTTGCTTCGGGTTGTTCGAAACATGTCCGCTGCGTCAAATGGAACGGGCGGCAGAACTATTAGACTAGTTTCCGAGGAGATTCTGGACGCGCAGACCCCTAGCTGGCATGACCCGGCTGTAACTGGGGATGCAAAACACGGGACTCAAGTGAAGCATTATGTTTATAACGATGAGAACCCCCGTAACTACTACGTCTATCCTGGGGTAAGTGGTAACGCTTACATCGAGATCGTTTACTCAGCAAACCCAGCGACTGTCGGCGCAAGTGACAACCTTGCAATACCTGACATCTTCGGCACAGCCGTAATGAATTACGTCTTATACATGGCTTTCATGAAAGATTCTGAGTACGCAGGTAACGCTCAGCGCGCAGGTGGTCACTACCAGTTGTTTACGACGGCTGTTGCGGGTAAGGGGCAGATCGATGTCGTAACGAGCCCTAACGCTGATAGCGCAAGGCCGGGAGTATAACTATGGCTACAACTTACGAGACGCTGCTCCCTGAAATAATGCCGATGGTGCCGGGCTGTCCTGACACCCTAATAGAAAACAACATCCGCGCAGCGGCAATCGAGCTGTGCGAGAAAGCGCCTGTGTATCAGCAGGAGCTAGACCCTGTCACAACGGTCGCTAACATTTACGAGTACGACTTGGAGCCACCAAGCGGGGCGGTCACGCATAAAATACTGTGGGTAACGCATCAAGGGCACGACTTAGAGCCTATCTCTACGGGGTTGCTAGAGCAGCGTTTACCGAAGTGGCGGGACGCGAGTAATGCGGGTACGCCAAAGTATTTTGTGAAGGTGACGCAGGCCGCGTTCTGGCTCGCTCCAGTCCCAAACGCCACAGAGTCACAGGCGGTCATCCTGCGAGCTCAACTGAAGCCAACATATACGTCTACCGCCTGTGATGACGGCGTTATGACTGATTACCGCGACGCAATTGTACAGGGGGCACTGTTCCGCCTGTTGCGGATGCCCAGTAAGGATTGGACTGATTTTGGTGGCGCACAGGTATACGGCACCCTTTTTCAGCAGAGTATTCAAGAAGCCGAGCGCAGATCGCGCCATGAAGATATGCCAATAGCCAGGAAGGTGAATTATGGAGGGTTGTACCGCTCCCCGAAGCACTCAAAAAACCGATACGGAAGAGAAAGCAAGTAGCGGGCTGCTTGTTAGGGAAGCGCAGCGCGAAGACTTCCCGACAATGTTGTTGATCGGGGAGGTTATGTGGCGTGAGTCAGTGTACTCACACATGGACTTAAATGAAGAGAAGCTTTGGGCTCGATTTGATGAGTATACGATTAGGCCAGACAAAAGAATATTTCTGCTTGAGCACCACGGCACCCCGGTCGGCGCGTTGTTTGCGTCGCTTGGCCCAACCTTTTTTGGCGAAGACTTGGTCGCGTATGAAGAAACTTGTTTTGTCCTGCCAGAGGCGCGTGAACATGGAGGTTTTTCTTTTTTGCTGGCTGCTTTTGAGTCTTGGGCCATTCACGAGTCTGCGAAAGCGCTGGTGTTTGATATAACGAGCCGCGTGAAGACACGGCGCACTGAAGAGAAGCTAGAAGCCTCGGGCTATGAATACGCAGGGGCAACAATGGTGAAGAGAGTTTAGATATGGGATGCGGACCGAAACAGCAAGACTACAAGCCCTCAGAAGCTGAAAAAGTTTCAGCGGGCGTGGCGAAAGCGGAGTACGACCGTTTTAAACAGTTGTACGACCCACTGCTAAAGCAGATGCGCGACAAGTCTATGACTGACGATTACAAGACTACCTTGCGAGGCAGGGCCAACGCCGACACGCAGCAAGCGCTGTCCGGTGGAGGCTTTCAAGAGACGCAGAGAGTCAATGCAGCGGGCGATCGTTCCGCTGCGATACAAGGTCAGTTAGGTCAAGCTACTGCCGCCGCCAAAGGCATCGAGAACCGCATGAAGACCGGCGTTCTTGCGACCGCTAGGGGGCAAGCAGGAGAGGCACAAGTTGGCCTAGCACAAGCTTCCCGACTTGGCAGATCTGAGGCATTAACAAAAGCGAGAGCCAACCAGGAGGTTTCCGCTGCTAAGTACAAAGCTGGCGGTCAGTTGCTAGGCGCGACGGTTAGGGGAGCCAATGAAGCAGGTTATTTTGGAGACGGCACTGCGAGCAAATTAATCACCAACACGCTTGATGTGTTGGAAACTCCAACGGCTCCAAGAGGGGTATAGTGATGTCAATCGGAAACATCCCAGATGTAGCGGCTATAAGGCGCGGCGGCAATCCCAACACTGGCGGAAACCCCTATACAAACGGGCAGATCCCAACAGTGAGCGATCCCGACAAGACCTACGCTGACATGACTCGCCAGCAGTATCTCGACTACGTCAATGAATACGGGCAGTTTGAAGAGGATCTGATCAATCAAGCGCAAAATGATACTGGCCTCATCGATCAGGCGCGCGAGGACGTGGCGGGTGCCCAGCAGATGGCAAGTGATGTTGCACAGCGCAATATCAGTCGCTACGGCGCAAGTCTTACACCAGCGCAGCAGCAAGAGATGCAGCGTAGTCTGGGGCGCAGTAACACGCTCGGTGGGATTCAATCTATCTCGGATGCCCGCTTAGCACAACGCGACGCGAACCAGAGAACATTATCGGACCTTATTAATATTGGGCAGGGCGTAAATCGCTCGTCTCTGCAGCAGATGGGATCTGCCGCTGCCGACGCAACTGCTCGGAACAACGCATATACGCAAGCTAAAGCCGCCTCAAAAGCTCAGACCTATGGGCTGATTGGTAGTTTAGG